GGTCTGTTGTCAAAATTTGCCATACTGCTTAACGCTTTATGAAAGGGGGTGGGGTTGCCACCCCCTAACGCTTTTACGCTTGGTTGACGCTTTTGGGCTATTCAGACCAACAAAGCCGAGAGCCGAGCGACGCATTCGCAAACGCGGGCGTATTATACGAGAGCACGTAGGCGAGACCGTCATACGCGCCATGAATCGCAACGCCACCGACCCGCGCACCGTAGATGGTGTTCAGTGCATGTGCGGTGTAGTGGTAGTCGCAGAAGTAGGTGCTTGCAGAGCCACTATCGTCAGTGCCGATAAGGTCTCCATACTTGCGGATGTCCTGCGACAGGCTCGGATTGGAGGCGAGGATGGCCTTCACATAGCCATTGGCAGAGGCATCGTGGCCCACATCAACGTAGGAATCGTTGAGTGCACTTGCGTACTGACTGCGGTCACGGCTGATGTACACCTCTTGGTAGCCTGCATCGTCACCCATACCCTTGGCGAGGAATCCGTCAGTCCACTTCCAAATGTGGCCGAAAGGATTTTCGATACCACGATAGGAAGGAACGGAAGTTGAGAAGTCACTACCATAGGCTTCTGCCTGCTCTGCGGTGAAAGTGAAGGTCTTGACACCAGTCTTGTTTCCGAGGGAGTTGGTGAATCCGCAAGGAATAATAGGGTTGTTAGAGTTGTAGGTGCTCCAATTTGAGAAGTTGGAAACACCTGCTCCGAGACCGCCTTGGTGCATACCTGCGGCATCAAGGTTGGGGTTGAATGCCTTCTGACTGTTGAGCGTGGCATATTCAATGGCAAAGAGCCAAAAGATGTCGCAGTGCATATTCCAGTCGTAGCACCCCCAACCAGTTCCACGATTCTTTCCGTAGGTGCGGAAGTTGGTGAGGCTGATGTAGGTGGCAGGAAGGCCCAGGAGTGAGCGGTAGGTGCCGTCCCAGTCTGCGGTGTTGTTACCACCACGATAACGGGCGGTGGTGTTCACCACAGAGGAGAGAACATTGTTCTCGCGGTCAAGGCTCGCCTCATAAGCGGAAATGAGGTAGCGGGGGACGCGAACCGCTCCATCGAAGGGATAGAGGGAAATCTCCGTGTCCATGTAGCCCTGTGCGGCATTGAGGGAGGTCTTGCGATAGTGCTCGGGCACTTCGACCATTACCTGCCCAACTGCGCCACTGAGGTCTGCGGCAGAACCGTCCTCCTTCTTGGTGGAATCGTTCTCACCGAGGTAGTAGAGAACCACGCCACTGTCGTTCACCACACACCTGCGCATGAGGCTCTGAACGGGGAGGTCTTGGTGGAGGGAGGCCGCACCGATACGGGTGAGGTCGGGAGAGGAGTTCCCGTAGTAATGGCGCACGCCATACACTTGGTCGGGATTGTTGTAGGAAATGATTTTCTTAGTCCACTGAGTGTCCCACATGAACAGGCAGACCTCTCCGTCATGGACGGTGAAGTTGCCGAAAGCGGGGTAACGACCACTCTCTGCGGCTACGAAAACCATACGCTCGTCACCTGCGGTGAAGGGGTCTGCGGGAGAAACCATGCCTCCGAACAGATAACCCTTTTTCAGCGAGGTAACTACGCTTTGGAGCACCTCATTCAGACCTTCGCCTGTGATTTCCTGCTCCGTGTTCTCGTAAACCTTGGCGTTCACGAGGGCTTTCAAATTCTCGTAGTTCATACTAAAAACGTTTTTAATGGTTTGGGTTGTTAATCTTCTTTTACTCCGTCTCCAATTTGGACGGTGGTGTTTCCGTGGGTAATCTTCGCATCGTAGCCGAACTTAATGGCATCAGCCACAACGGCCAACGTGGCGAATCCGAACAACTCCCCAACGGCAGTGAGGACAGATGGGTGAATGTCTCCCACAGGAGGCACAAGGAATCCCAAGGCAATAAGCACAAGGGAGGTACAGAGGCATACCCAAAATGATATGCTACTGAGCAAGCGTTCTTTGATAATCTTTCCCATAGCCTATGCGGATAATTTGTTAATCGCATCCTTCAAGAATGCTCCGAAGGTGTAACTCTGCATTTCTCCCTCCACCTCAACAAGAATCGGGAGGCCCGTCTGAGAATCGTTCTGCTCCACGAACTTGTCAAGAAGGGTAAGGGCCTGCGCCAAGATTGTCTCGTTCTCAATACCTTCCTCGAAGATGGCTTTGAGAACAGGCTTGACACCCTGCATCCCCGCCTGCGAGCCGTTGTGCTTGACAATGCCGATAATCTGAGGCATAAGGTCGTGAGCGATACTCGGTGTGTAGTTGAATGCCATATTATACAGAATCTCAGCGAGGTTCTGCAAGCCTGCTTGGTTGCCCTGCGAGGTGATGTACCTGTCAACGGCATCCTGCAAGTCGGAGGTCGTGGTGTAACGCTTGAAGTCTATGGCAAAACTCGCGTTAAAGTCCCTGTGTAAATTGTATTCCATATTATCTCGGTGTTATTGTTCCGTATGCTTTGCCAACCTTCTTAACAACAGTATCGGTCTCAAAGGAGCAATCTATCTCCGCAAGGTGGCCTCCGTCCAACCACTCAACCTCCATTTCAAAGTGCTCTACGTTGTAGGTTCTCCCAAGTTGGTCGGTTATCTTCACCACGTCCGAAAGCCGAATGAGCCTCATGCAGTCGCACAGGTACTCGGGCACAATGGCCTTGAACTTGTACACCTTCTCGCTTATCTGCTTAATCGGGAAGAAACGGCCATCCCGCTCCTCTCCGTCCTCGGTAAAGGAGTATTCGGGCATGCCGATTGTAGTGTCAAGATATATTTGGTTTCCGTAGGCTTTGCCGATAGCGTGGGAGTATGGAATTATCCCTCCGTCAGAGAGTTCCAAGTCCGAGCCATCGTACCATTTGATACCGACAAAGAATTTATTGAGGTCGGTGGAAGGCTCTACAAAGAACACGTCAGAATAGACCGTCATAGGGCCTCCGTCAGTCGTAAGGTCGAACTGCATGAAGTACGCACCCTTCGCAAGTCCGATATTGTAGTTGGGGGCACAGAAGTAGATTGTGGAGCATCCGTCTCCCTCAACAATGCCACACTCAGAGGCTATCAAACTGCCAATCGGCACGTCCCCGCCTTCCTCCTTGTGAACGGAGAAAGCATCGGAGAAGGAGAGGTTGTAACTGCCCTTGCCAAAGACCTCCTCGTCAGCGCAACAGACTTGGAAAATGGAAACCTTATCTACGCTTACTCCCTCCTCGTCAACGGTGAAGAAAAACGGGACAAGGTTTCGGGAACTTACCCTGTGAGGGTACATTCCCCCGTAAGCATACCACTTGCGGAAATCCTGCTCAGCAAGACTTCCGTAGAAAGGGATTGGGCTTAAATTGTTGTTGTTCAGTATCATATCTAACAATTTTTGGCAGAGTAACCCTTTCTCTGCGACAAAGATAAAACTTTTTTCTAACTTTCAATAATGTCAAAGGTAATTTTATCATTATTTGCAAATTGTGAGGAATCCTTTACATATCCAATATAGATACTTTCTCCTGCATTGAGATAAAAACTATCCTCTTCCGTACCCGATGCGTGATGCTCTGCATTCAGCGCACTCTCTCTTGTGGTAATATAAGACGAATTTGCCCAACCAATATCCCAGTTAATTTCGGACGATGCGTAAATGCGCACATTTACCCTCTTGTTGGCGGTGATTCGAGTGTAACCCCAGTCTGTCGCTCCACTCTTTCCGCCATCGAAGGTGAATATCATTTGGTGACTTCCTTCTTCCACATCCAACTCCATAACTCCAGTGGAAAGATGGGTGAATGAGCCATATTCAACCAACAGAGGCTCTGCGGTTTCCATAATAATCTCCATATCTACCATTCCGTCCTCGGAGGTGTACTTTGATTTTGTCCATTCTCCAGTGCCCAAGGCGGTTGTAATCAAACCTTCCTTGCCTACTTTGTCGGGAGAAATCGGGAACTTCACGGATTGTGTCTTTGCCCTCTTGACCGCATAGACCCTCAACTTGCCATCGTTTCCATTTCTTTTCTTGTAGTCCGAGGTAGTAGCCTTGTTTCCGCTTATGTTGTAGAGCCAATAGGCAAGTTCGGTATAGTAGAAGGAAAGATATGGATTCTGCATCTTGTAGATAGGAGCAACAAAGTCCATTCCAAAGTTGCCTATGGACTGAATCGGGCATCTCTTGGAGGTGTCCGTGCCAATCAAAGCAAAGGAATCGTCACCAAGGGCATCGGGCGCACTCATTATGAGGTCTATGTCCGAGATGAAGTTTGTTGCCTGCGACTTCTCCGTATTGCCCTTGCTTGCATACTTGTTCTTTATGTCAATGGGGAATCCATCAAAGGCCTCGGAGCACTCCTCGTGCCAAGAAAACTCGTACCTTTTGCTCAATGCGGACTTGTCATACTCAAAGGTGTTCTGCCCGAAAGACCAATTTTTTCTTGACATAGGGGAAAGGACAGAGGTAAGGTCAATAAGAGGGTTCTGTTGCGAGTAGTTTCCTCCATTCCTAAACCAAGTGATGTGTTCAATCCTTAATCGTTTGCTCGAATCAATAAACCAGTACAACTGACAAGTTGCTCGGAGCATATCGAAAATCTGTTTCAAGGTTATCTTGCCCTTTCTCGCTGCTTGGTTATAGTAGGTTTTTTTGACATTCGTAATAGGAGTAATGTAGAGCAACTGCTTTACCCATCCGTAGATTACGGAACTTGAGATAGTGCCGTAGAGGAACTGACTGTATGCCGAAGTCCCATTGAAGGAAAGGCTCGGGTCAATCTGTGCCAAAAGGACTTTGATTGCGCTCCAGAGAGGATAGGCATCGTTTAAGTCCCACTCGCTATTAAATGAATCAAGAATATCTGCCAATCCGCTTGTGGAATTGAGCCAAAATGAATCGGGAATCCATCTGTTCCATCCGATAGGAATAACGTTATCCCCCGTGCTAATGGGAGATGGTTGAACAAAGTATCTCCCATTGCCATCTACCCCCCATTTAGTCGGCTCGGCTTGAGTTTCATTGCTTGTGATAATCAAGGATGGCAGAATGGAAAGACCAGCAACTCCCATAGAGTAATTGTAATTGAGACTGTCAGCAACAATATCTTGTGATGTTATGCGTTGAATGTCCCCGATAGGAGTAGGTGGTACTGTGTCCATAAGAATCCTTCCAAATATTTTCCTCTCGTCATACGAGGATACCATTTCCTCGTCCCTTGTCCAATAACCTATATTTGCGATAAAAGACCAACCAAATTCAAGTTTAGTAGACGGGTTTTGAAGTCTTACGAGGGGACGTGTAGTTATGAATTTTCCTGCGCCATCCCCAATGGGATTCCCCGTTGAGATATTTATTAAGACCCAAGCATAACGTGCTGCCCCCGTGTCTAAATACAACTTCCTCGATTCCACTCCATACATTCCTCCTTCTTTTGTGAACAAGTCCCCTACACCAGAATAATCCCCAAAATAATCTCCCTCAAGATGGGTATAACCATTCGGCATAGATATGATTGACAATTTCGCCTCATTATAAGAAAGTTGGGTGAAATTATAATCTTGTTCAAGCGTTTCTATCGAAAGCGCATCCACATCAATGCCACTTGATACATCCACCTCATAGGACATATTTCCTATGATATTTGTTATCTTATTGTCGTGAATTGCATAAAGTTGTAATATCGCCCTTTTGTTCAGTCTTATCTTTTCCCTTACAGGGGCAAGTCCCACAATGTCGAACTCATCGTTCATCCCTGCGAGAATCTTGTCATACTCATCGGCACTATTGGCTTTGACGGTGCAAATCTTGTTGTCGGTATCAAACTTGCAATCCGTCTTTTCAAATGTGCCCCTTGCCAAAAGTTTGCCATACTGGATATTGGTTTCCTTGTCATAGACCCTTATTTCAAAGTCTGTGTCAAGGTTGCTATTGAAGATTCGGTCATAATCGCTCCCGACAAAACGAAACTCGGAGTTGAGTTTTGTTCGCCTAAACATCTCACCGCTCTCTCGCTCTTTGTCTATGCTTATCTTATCGGAGAAGATGGGGTTGGTATTCGCCAAAACCCCATCTATGTATAATTTTGCTTCTGTACTTTTCATTATGAGTTGCGTATGATTCGTTTGTTATTGCCCTTGTATTCAATTCTCCCCCAAGGGGTAGAGACCACCCGAACCCTGTTCTGCTCAATGAGCGTCTCAATGCCCTGCTCAACTCCCGAAAGGTCGGTGGATGCCCCATTGAAGGCCATTTCATAGTTGGCCTCCAACTGCCCTGCATCGAAAATGCCCGTATTGCCCGTTTTTAAGACCGTAGAGCGACTTTCGGCACTGCGGAGCATATCTTCTACCTTCGCAGAGAAAAAAGCCGAATTTGCCCTGCTTTCTGGGCTTTCTCCCATAACCGAGTTCACAAGTTCGGTGGAAGAAACGTAGTTCTTCTCGAATGTGCCGTTATTGAGGTTGTTTATGATGTTCATAACCCTGTCAATGCCGTACTTCTGCACCTTGTCCTTGCGGACTACGCCAACAACCTCGCCACGCTCAACCCTTCTGCGCCTTCCGTCCTTGGTGCGCCCGAAGTCCACATCGTTGTGGGAGGCATGAGAACCACCATAGTCAATGTACTCAGCCATGCCCTGTCCGTGGGTTTCGGCATTCGCCAACTGAGCGGCCTGTATCTTGGCGGCAAAGAAACTGCCCCACATGAGAGCCGTTGCGGCAATAGCCAACGCAGGGCCGACAATCGGAATCTCGGAATAGCCACTCCAAAGGTTCGCGGTGGCCGTTACCAATGCGCCAATCTGCTGAGCGGTATTGATGCCCTCCTGTATCTTCTCCAAACGCTTGCGCTCGGCTATGGCCTCCCTCTCCATTTGGAGTTTCTGCTCATACTCCTTGCGGGCCAACTCCACGTTGTTGGCATAGCCATTGGCTCGGGCCTGCATTTCGTAGTCTAAGGCAGTCTTTGCACTCTCGGTTTCCCTCTGAGCGGCCTCCACTGCAACCTCGGCCATTTCAATGCGCTTATCCATCCACTCGTCCATGTAGTCCATGGAGGTTTGGAGCGCAGTATTAACGGAGTTTGCGAAGTCAAGGTACTCGTCCTTGATACGGGAAACGCCATTTTCGTCCTTATAACCCGTAATAGGGTTCATAGCAAAGGCAGCCTCGGTCAGATTGCGGTAGTTGGCAGAACCTCTCTTTTTGTGGGTGGAAGTCCGAGTGGAGGGGAGTTTGCCCGTCAGTTGGGCTATCCTGTCCATTATCTCCTTGTACTCGTCTGTGAGTTCCAAGCCTTCGGCCCGCATTTCTTCAAGGTAGTTCTCCCAATACTCCTTCTCGTGCTGAATGAGTTCTTCGTTGTACTTATCCTTCAACGCAACCTCCTCGGCCAAGGTATGCTCTCGTGCCATGAGTTCGGCCCTGTCGTGGGCGTAGTTCATAGCACTTACCTTGTCTTGGTAGTTCTTCACCACGGTAAGGCGCATCCTTATACTGTCAATGAGTTCCTGCTCGGGGTCGGTCTCCTCAACCTCCTGTGGCTGGAACATAGCATTGAGCATCCTCTTACGAGCGTCAAGATAATTTTGCTCCTCCGCTACCATAGCGAGAGCAAGGTTGGACAATTCGGCCTTGATACGTGCTACCTGCTCCTTGGTGAGTTGGAGTTCCTTGGTGTTGTGCTTTGTAAGCATATCTTCCAAAGCGGCCTGTTGCTCCATGCGCTTTTCCCCCTCCACCTTGAACTCGTAGTCCAAGAGAGCGAGTTGCTTTTGTATGCCGTCCTCCATTCCGTCAATGATTGCTTTGAGGGCATCATTGTAGTAGGAGGGAATTTCCAATATCTTGTCTTTCAGTGAGCCACCCTTATCGTCAATATCGAATAGCCCTTCGAGTTTAATGCGCTTGCGGAGTTCCGCAATAGAGTTCTCTACGGCCTGCATTTGCCTATCGTACTTTCGGTAACTTGCGGACGCATCGTCAATGGCCTTCTGTTGTTTCTTAATGGCCCTCTCCAAACTTAGAACCTCTACGCCCTGTTTGCGAAGTTCCTCCTGCGACATGCTTGCTCCCTCGGCCTGTTGCTTTTGGCGGAGCGCGGTAGCCTGCGTAAGCAAGTTCTCCATTTTGGCCTCCTCTGCTCTCTGCTGAGCCTGCGCCTTGGAGCGTTCAATCTCCAATCCGTAAAGTTTGATAGAGAGGTTTCCGATTTCGTTAAGGTAACCCTTGGACTGCGCTTGTATAACAAGAGCGTTAGTCAGTTTGTCAATGGCTACCGTGGCCCTACCTGCGGCAATCTCCTCTGCGGAGAAGTTCGCCAATTCATCCTTAAACTCCTTTTTGAGTAACTGAGAGGCTTTAATCCTGTCCTCCATACTGCGGTTTTGGTCTCTCAGTACACCTGTAAGGAATTGAAGTTTGTTGGTTGCATTAACAACTGCGGTATTGGCGTTCTTTTCTGCCTCCTCCAAGAGTTGAGCGTAGGTCACGGCCTTTTCGGTTTCCTTGTTGGCCTCCTCTTGGGCTTTCTTTTTGTCATGGATGGTCTTTGCAATCTTCGGCAGGATGGTGAGAACCACAAGTAGTACGGTCTGCCAAGAGAACACCGCTTTGAGCGTTGCTCCAACGGCCTTCGTAAAGCCACCCAACTCGACCTGTGCCCGTTTGAAGTTATCCACAAAAATCGGGACGTTGTTGGATATAGCGATAAAGAACTGCGACAAAGAGTTCGCCAAGGTTGGCATTTCTCGCATAACCTGCATGGTAGCGATATTCAGACCGTTCAGAGCCTTCTCGTAGTTACCAACGTCAAGGGTATATTTACCCGTAGCCTCCTGCATGGCCTTCATTTCGTTCATTATCCGCAGGGCCTCAGCCTCCCACTCCCTTCCAACTGCGGTGTTATTCCTCATTTCGGTGCTCATGGCATTCAGAGCGGTTTTGAGGAGGTTGTACTGAGCGTAGAGTTGGTTGTACGAGCCTGCGAGAGCGGTGTTGGCTATCTGCCCATTTTTGGAAACCTGCTGATGTTGTTTCTCCGTTGTTATAAGGGCATTCAAGTCCACGCCCGTTTTCTCCACGAGGGGAGCGAGGGACGCATAGGCATCCCCAAGCGAAAGGAGTTCGGCCTTCTGCTTGCCGTGGGACTTGCTTGCATTGTTGGTAGCATTTGAGTTGTTGTTCTGAGCCTTGGTGAGGTTCTTCACCTGCTCCTCCAAGCCCTTAACAACGGCCTGCAACTGCTTAATTTCGGCAGAGTTTCCGCTCGTGCCCACCTTCGCAAGAGCCTCGTTTGCAAGAGCCGCCTGCGCCTTCAACCTGTCAAGGGCCGAGGCGTATTCGTCAGTGGCAGTCTTGGCCTTGGCAAGACGCTCGTTTTGGGTTTTCTCCGTGTCAAGGAGGGACTTCAACGTCTTTTGGTTCTCCTCGTACATCTTGCTCAGTTGGGTGTAAGCCTCGTAGAGTTTATCCACCTGTGCGGAATCGGCCTTGGTGGTGTCCCTCCCGCCCTTGGTCGCAGAAGAAACGCCTGCCAAAGCCTCCCCAAGGGTCTGAGCCTCAGACTTCACGCTTTCGAGCATCCCTTTGAGTTGCTTTTCCACCCTCATAATGTCACTTACGAGGCCCTCTATCCCTTGCTGAATATCGGGACTGAAAAGGTCAGAATAACTAATCGGGTTTTCCATAACTATCTCTTTCTATTGTTTCTCAACTTCTTGGCCTCGTTGTACTGACGGGTCAGACGCTCGAAGGCCGTGTAAAACTCCATGGTGGTGAACTTCTTTATGCCACCACCGAACTCCTTTGCCATTAACAGGCACATGTCCTCGAACTGCTTGTCAAACCTCACTTCCTCGCTATCCGCTCCCATGAATCCTTTGGGGTTCTGCATGGAGAGGATTTTTTGGGTTACTTCCTCCACCTTGTCCGAGTTGTCCTCCTCCTTAACAATGGCCGTTATCTGTAACATGGCCCTTTGCCTCAGAAGGTCGGTGTAGTTCTTTTGGGTGCTATCCTCAAACACGTGGGGGAAGTATTGCAGGAGGTTCTCGTCAATAGCATCCCGTACCTTGGCGGCTATCTCGTCCAACTCTTTGAGGCTTGCTCCATTAACAACCTCATAGAGCCTGTCAAGGCCGTTGTCGGAAAAGTCCGTCCAATCCTGCCCATCCACGCTCTTAATGAGGCACAAGGTGGCCTTGTTATGAATGTCCTGCTCGGTTGCAACCACATAGAGGCATTGACGCAGGTTCAAAATTTCTTGGGTTGCCTTCTTAATGTCGGTTCTGATGAACTGCAAAATACGGCTTATATGGCGGTCTATGTCATTGATATTATCACCAATGCCACCTTCAACGAGAATGTATTTTGAATAGCGGTGGAACTGCACGACAGGCAAATCTTCCACGGAATCGTAAAAGACAATGCTATGATTATTAAGCCTTTTCGTAATCATTTCACGAACCTCCAAACATAGCCGCCCGCAGAGTTGAATCCATAGACACCACCCTTGGCAACTTTTGAAATGTTGGTTGCCTGTATGCCCGTCTTTTCTTGCGCCTCATTAAGGCTACCATACCGCGCAACAAACTCGCCACTTTTCGTGTACTGCTCAACGGGCTTGAACTTTACAAGGCGCATCCTTTCGACACGAGTGCCATAAGTGTTGTTATACGCAGTTGTGCACCACTCTAAGTTCTCTACGCGATTGTTCGCCTTGTTCTCGTCTTTGTGGTTAATGTATTTGAGACCAAGCGGGTTCGGTAAGAAGTGCTCGGCCACCAACCTGTGAACCTTTATGCGTTTGAGTTTTGCGTTCTTCCACAGGTTCACGCCCCAATACCCCCACTTGTCAACCGTTGGAACTAAGAGCATTTCGGGCTGATGCACAAGTGTCTTGTGTCCCTTTCCACGCATGATGTCCTTTTCAAGAGCAAGAACTCTGCCCTTGTTACTGATTTTGTAGATACCCTCGTACCCACAAATGTCTTTCCATAACTCTTTCATATCTTTTAATAGATTTAATCTATACAAAGATACGAAAGGTAAATATGAAAAGCAAATCTTTTTTATCATGGTCTAATCGTATCTAAGGTTACACGAAAACACGGGGATAAATAGCATCCACCAATGCACAAATATAGCCAAAAACACGCTTATAGCCAAGCCCATCCAAAAGGAAAGGCAGAAGTCGCACATGAGCAATTCATGGAGAAGGTCGCAAGGTGCGTTCACCTGCAACCACTCTCTGATGCCCCATTTCTCCATAAGGGTGCGGAGAAACTTAACAAGTAGGCTCACCAAGAATACCCACAAGACAAATTCAAGCATGGTTTTTTCCTCCTATCCGTAAAAATTATACGTCAAACGAGAAGTTGAAGGCCCTGCTGAATGAGCCATCCCCGATTACGTCATTGATATTCATGAGTTCCATAGGGTTGAACTCGGGCTGAATCAATGCAAGGTGGTCGGAGTAGTTGGCCTTGAAGTAGAAACTCATTTGGTTTCTATCGGGCTGAGCGAGGCCACCAAAGAGGAGGTCTCCGACAAAGAGAGAGCGGATAGGAACGGCCTTGTAGATGTTGTCCTCCTTCAAGGCGATAATCCTTCCGTCCCCCGTGAAGAAGAACACACCGAGGTCGCGGAACTGAGTAAGGTGTTTGAGGGCCTCAATGATAATCTGCGGGTAGTGACGGAGGGCAAAGGTCATTTTCACGGGGTTTATGCCCATGATAATCTCTATCCCGTCAAGGACTTGGTTGCCACTTCCGAAGGTGCGCTCGTCCCCTCCGTCTGAGGTGGGGGCTTCAACAAAGGGGGTAACAACTATCTTGGAGGCGGTCTGAGAGGTCAGAAATGCGCTCCACCCTGCCTTGGTTGTTATCTCCTCGCGGGTGAAGGACTGCCCCTGTCGCTGAAAGGCCACCTTCTGAATCTGCCCGAACTTAATCTCGCACTTCATATTGGGCACGTTGGGAAGTACGGTAGGACATGCGTAGGTCATACTATCTGTCGAAAGAATTGTCAAACGATTTACCATAGGAATCTCCATCGGCACTTGCGGGACGGAGACAATCTACGCGAGCGACAATCTCCCCGTCAATCCTCAGACCTGCGTAGGGGTGCATGAGGAATTGGTTGTCCGTGTGAACGTAGGAGAAATCGGCAAAAACGTTGCTCGGTTTCTCGAAAATACGGGTGATTGTGAAGTACGGAATCCGAAGGGCATTGAGAATACCCATTATTTGCCCCTTAATTTGCTCTCTATTGCGTTCATCGGTGGGAAGTGATACCTTGGTTAGGTCGTACCACAAAACGAGCGAATACGGGCTTTTTACGAGGTTTCTGTCTTTGGGCATCGTAACCTGCGGGTCACGGAGGTAGAAGAACGAGAAATTGCCCAACTCCTCGCACGGCATAATCTGCTCGTACTGCTCGTTGCTGAGGTACAGGGCCGCGAAGTTGAATGGTTTCTTGTTCTTTATGTCGGTCAGTTGCTCACAGATGCCGATAGCGTGGTCTAACCATGGCAGGTTAGCGGCCAATGCCTTCTGAATCGGGAGCACGGCCAAATCGAACATCTTTGGATTGGTCTTTTGGGGTATTCTATCCATTGTTATTGGTTTCTAATTGCTATCAAAACGGCATCCCTTACTTCGGGCATAAGTTCGTCCATTTCGGGGTCGGACAAGCCCCATGCGCTCCCGTCAAGAGCGATGTGTGCGTATCGGGGGGCACTCTCATGGTCGGGGTAGATTGCTACACTATCGGCCTCTGCATACACTCTGAGGCTATCGTAGGTTGCCCCCGTGTCGTGGTAGGTGTAGTAGTGATACGGCTCTCCGTCATTCTTTTTGCGCTTTGCGGTTTTGTCAGAGTACACGCCCAACTGAACATAGTTGCGGTTTCCCTGCTCGGTATAGAGGCGGTCTTGGTTCATTTCTACCATGCGGTGCTGAATGTCAGCACGGGAGAAGAACTGCCTCAGCGCAAAGCCAATGTCAACGGAAGGAATATCGTCCATAGGAATATCCTCCGAGGGAATATCAATCCCCCGAAGGAAGTTCACTATGCGCTCTACTCCTGCCATACTACATGATAGTTCCGTAGCGGATGCCCTTGTTCTTGCAGGTCATGCATAGGGGGTCAAGCCCTTTGAGGTCAATGGCTATGGCCTTGTAGGCTCGGGTGAGTTCCCCCTGCATGCCCCTCACTCCCTGTCCGTCACCAAAGACCTCGAACAGGACGTTGTTGCGGTCAACGTTAGACTGAGTGCGGTTCACGGCCACCTCGGGGTTGGTCGCAATATCCCTCAGAGCCTCCGTTGCCACCTGCAACTGAATGAGGTTGGCAAATTGGAACTTCTCTGCTATGAGGGTCTCCGTCACATCACAGGCCATGGTGAACATCATATTGAGGCCGTAGTTGTCGGCAGGGGTGTAGATATTGTCCTCCACGTCCCACAGGGTTTCGTCCCAATCGCTCATAGCCACGTAGAACGGGCTGAGTGTGACGTACTTCTGCATGAGGCGGTAGAGTTGGAGGTCTCCCTTGTTGCAAGTGCCACAAGGTTCTCTGCTCCAATCCCGTCCGAAGTTGATGCTCTCCATGTACGGGGGAAGGGCCGCTTGGTTATACACCACATACCAACTGCCACCTGCGTTGATTTCGTCATTCACATACGGCAAAACCCAATCCAAATCCACCCACATGAAAGTGCCGTTGGACTTGTTAATGGTGATTACCTTGGTGGCAATCGGTTCGGGCTGAGAGGAGTGGAACAGGTAGAGTTTCACGTCCCCCACATTCCCGTACATCTGAATGCCCACCTTGTTAAGGGTGGTGGTGATGCCCTGCGTGCGGATAGGGGTAATCTCAAATCCCACGAGGTTGCCTCGGTTGGGGGTGCGGGCCTCCTTGCGGCCTGCTCCGTCAAAGAGCACCCTGCGGTCAACGAGGTTCTTGCTTTCGAGGCCGATAATCTTCTCGTTAACAACCTTGACAATGGCCTTCTTGATGCCCTTCTCGGTGAGCGACATGAGGTAATCCTCCAACACATCGTACTCAGTCCAATATAGGGTATTAACAAGGTCTTGGTTGTTCTCGTCTTTCAGAGAGAGGTAAATCTTGCCTCCATTGGAGACTTTCTCTCCCTTGTTATAGATACGGCCCTGCTCATAGGCGGGGTATCTATCGGCCAAGTCCTTTGGCATTACGCCACGGAGCGCACGAAGGGTGAGGAGCGGGTTCGCCTCTTGGTAGTATAGGCCACTCTCGGACTTGGAGAGGGCGGTGTCTTTCCACCCTACAAGAGTGGAGAACGATTTCACTAATTCTGCTAATCTGTACATAATGCCACAAAGTTAATGAAAAGGGAAGTGAAAGTCAAGCCTCCACCTCCCCATTACTCAGACTTGGAAGGGGACTACTGAACCTCCTGCGTGCGGACAGGGTTGGTAGCATCGTTAACCACGGTTACAGGCTGAGCGTAGGTGTTACCCTTAGCGATAGCGGCCTTGATAATCGGGTTGGCCTTGGTAGCGATTGCGTTATTGTAGGCCACAACGAAGGCTACGTCAACGGAGAAACCGTAGTATTCCTTCTTGGCGCAAGTGAGGTCTGCGGTGGCATCCCCTGCGATAGCGTGCTGGTCTCCCACACTCTCGTAATAGTGCAGGCCCACAGGCACGTCAATGTAAGGCATGTCAATGATGTCCCACTCGTGGCCGATGGTGGTCTTAGTGCCACGTGCGGCCTCGCGGTCATAGCGGAACAGAACATCCACATTACCGTCCTCAACGGCATAGAAGGTGGCGTAGTCGTTGTTTCCGTTAACAAGGCGGTTGGTGAAGTGGAACTCCTTGTTAGCCCATTCGAGGCTCTTGTTAACGTAGTTGAACTCTCCCTTTTCAGCGAGTTTGTTCAGAAGGCTACGAACACCTGCGTTACCGATGATGTGCACACGGCCATAGTAGTCATTCGCCTGCATCATGGGTTCGATGTCAGAGAGAATGTCCTCACGAGAGGCCCACGGAACGGTAATCACATCGGAGACCTCGGAGTAAATGAGCGTGTCACCGAACACCTGCGACTTGTTGGCGGACAGGATGGCGAGGGCGGCACTATCAAGAGCCGCACCGAGGACACGGGCACATTTGAGGAACTTCTTTTCGATGTCGTTCTGCATGTCAATCTCGTTGTTGGAGTACATGGCGGGGACTACGGTGAAACCTACGGCATAGGTGGCGAAGGTCAGACCTACGAGAGCGGAGGTGTTTTCAGCGTCAGCCACAGTACAGGAGCGGACGTTGGAGACGCTGACCGTACCATCATAGGTGATAACGGGCATCTGCAAGGTCTTACCCATACTGTCTTTGGCCTTGGTACGCATTTCCTCGGTCAGAAGGGGGTTGGTCTTACTCTGCTGAACAAAGAAGTCAAACGCCCCATACTCGGATAGACGATGTTCATTTTTGTCAAGTTTGGCGTTCTTGACGCGAATGGAATTGAGAATGGTTGCTGCTAAACTCATGGTTTTGTTTGTTTTTAATTGTTTGTGTTTGGTTTTGTTTTGCTTTTGTAAGGCTTACCCCTTGCCTTGTTATTGGAGAGGGAGGTCTCCGCAGTGGTTCTCGTCCCACAGTTTCTTGTATTCCTCTCCGAACTTCAACGAAGTCTTGGCGATGCCTCTTTCGAGGAGCATCTTCGTGATTGTGTCGTTGGCCTGCACCTGCGTTGCTACGCCTGCAAGCGTGGTCTGAGTGGAACTACCCGAACCGTGGCTACCCGCACCCTTTGCGGGGTTCTTTTCGAGAATATCCATAGCCTCGAACTCCTTCTGCAACAGTTCCTTGGCGGTGTACGGCATGAGTTTGTTCTCGGGGTTGTTAAGGGTCACGCCCTTATCGTCCTTGAACACCAATACCGATGCTCCGTTGCTTTCCTCGAAGGTCGGGTGCTTGGCCTTGACGTTGGCGATTGCCTGCCCGATAAGGGTGTTCATCACGGCCTCAGAGAATCCCTGCTTGAAGGTGAATCCTTCCTTGGCCTTGGCAATCTCAGCATCTACTTTCAGCCCCAACAGAGCGTTTGCATGGTCGGTGTTTGCCTTGTTAAGTTCGGCCTTGACGTTGTTGAACTGCTCCTTGGTGGCCGCAAGTTCGTTCTTGGCCTGCTCTAACTGAGCCTTGATAGCGGCATCACCGCCTTCTGCAACCTGCTTTTCGAGGTCGGCCACCTTGGTTTTCAGAGCCTCGTAGTCCCCGTATTTGCCAGTGAACTCCTTGGCGGCTCTTTCAAGGTAAACGTAGGTCTTTTCATCCCCGTTACGCTTGACACCCGTAGCCTTTTCAATAGTTGCATCCATCTGACGATATACCTCGCCAAACTTCTGCCCGATTACAGTGTTCTCGTCATTCTCAGAGAGAGTGGCGATAGTCTGAATCTGCTCCGCAGTCAAGTCTTTCAGACTTTCGTTTGCTTTCAGAACTTCTTCTGTTAACATACCTCAGTCCTCCTTACTTTTCCTTGGTTTCTCCCTTACCACCCTTGTTGCCTTTCGGCTCTTTGGGTGCTTTGGGCTCTTTCGGTGCTTTCTCGCCTTCTGCGGCCTTGGCTTTGGCCTCAGCCTCTGCCTTGGCGGCGTTGGCCTTTTCGAGGGCCTCTTTCAGTTTGGCGATTTCGGCATCCTTTTCTTTGAGGGCATCGTTAGCCCCTTCCTGCACCTTCGCTTTGAGTTCGGCAATCTCAGCGTCTTTGGCTCTCATAGCGGCATCCTTATCCACGATGCGCGTGTCGGTGTACGTACCGAGCGGGTGGTAGAGGATTTCCACTGTGTAACCAAGGATTTCGAGGTTACGTTTCAGCGAAGAATCGAACTCTTTCGGGTTGTCCTTGCAGATGCGGGGTTTCTCTAAGAAGTTACCCCTTGCGTCCACCTTGGCAATCCGATAGTGAACGGAATGTTCCTGCCCCTTTGGAACTTCATAATTTTCTCTATGCACGAGAAGGGCTGACTGCTCTTTTTGCATAATCTAAAAGTGTTTGTTGAATGTTGGTTATTTTATCGGAGTAGGGGATTGCAGTCCCAAACTCCAAGATATTGTCATTCTCCCTCTCAAACTTTGCCACAAAGCCCATAAAGTCGGCTTTAAGCATGTACTCCTCGGGCTTGATAAGTCCCTTTTCGAGCATTTCTCCCACCTCAGTCAGCGAGCGGTGGCGGAACGGCTCAATGTCTTTCAGAATTATCATCCGTTGGAGCACCATGGGATTGTGGCGGTACATGGTTTCGAGCATCTGAGTATAGAGCGTGTCTAAGTCAGCCTCGCTTGCACCGCCTTCCTTGGCCTTATTATAGCGGGCTTGCAGGGTTTCTGCGGTAAGGGTGTAGAACTCGTTGCCGTAACTCACGTGGGCACTGATGAATGCCGTGCCGTAGCGGAGCAAGCAAACGGTGGTATCTACCCAAGCCTGCGCCTCCTCAAATCCCGCCTTAACCCTGTTCAGAACGTTATCCTTGCTCTCAAAGGTCGCGTCCACCTGCTTGTCGGCAAGAGAGGTCTCGTTGAGAATGGTGTTATCCACGCCAACGCAAGAGTTAATTATCTGAGTTTCAAGGCGTTTCAGTTCAGAAACGTTGTAGTCGAGGCTCTGTCGGTCTATGGTTGTTATATCCACAGGCTTGCGGAGGTCGGGCTGGCCCTCTACGGGAACAGGAACAGTAATGAAACTGCCTGCACCCGCGAGGTTCTTCTTACCCTTGCAGAGCGGGCAGGGAACGGGATTACCATTGAGGTCAGTAACAAATTCTCCGCTCGGTTTCTGCAAATAGCCCTTGTGGCAGGTGTTTCCGTCCTTATCAACGTAGTCGCACTCCTCCTCGAATGCACTGTAAATCGGGTAACTTGCGTAGGTGTCAAGGTGCTTTACACCAAGGCTCTTAAACAAGTACCAATCCAACGCACTCAACTCTTTGGAGAGCGGGCTACGTTTGATGTCGGGACGGGAAAGGGAAAGGGGTTCGCTCCAAAAGAACCTTGCAGGGCAGTAACCGAGGTTGTGGGGATTGTTGCTGAGCATTTCCCCGAGGGTTGTGCCTTGGTAGTCGAAGGTTCGATAGGATTGTTCGTCAATCACGACCAAACGCTTTTTACCGTTGTAGTCGCTCTTGAACATAATCCAATCCATGTTCTTTGTGCGAGCGTTCACCTTGTAGGAGACCACATCACTGATGGGAAGGAAGTAGAAATAGGGCTGAGGGTAGCGGTCTATTGTTTCCTCCTCGGGCATGTCAACTACCATAACGCAGTTGATTTCCGTTTGGAAGAACCGCCAAGCCTCCTGCGACCACACGCTCGGTTCTCTGAGGATTTCCTGCCGATACCATTCCCAATCGTCCCTTTCGTGGGAGCGGTGGAATTGGTAGTTGAAGGCAAGGTTTCTCCCGTCAAAGACTTTCGACAACTTGGTGAAGATGCTCTCCGTCAGCCTATTGGTCGGCAGAGGGAACTTCAAGTTGTTCATTGACGCAAGAAACTTATCCTCGGGCAACTGAGACTTCACGAAAGTACGGAAACGCTGATAGGGCAGACCGCCTCGTAACTCGTCAAGGTTAGTGTCAGTGTGAAACTTAATCCAATCCTGCTGAGCCTTGGCCTGCTCTATCTCGCTCCGCTTGCTCGGTTTGAGGAGTTCGTTGCTTATGTTTTCGCGGCTTAAACCCATTTTCCGTAAGTTCTACTTTTTCATCGTCAGCAATATGCCAACCCCCATTGTTGGGCATTCGCAATAGCCTCTCAGCGTGGCCCACCTCGAACTCACGCTCTATTTCTCCTGCACGGAGACGGACGGTTGTTATTTTGGTAGGCATGGCAGATTAGGCAGATGCGTTTGCGAGGTCGGTGAGGGGGTTGAAGTCGGACGGGGTAACGATAGCAATATCGTCACTCCAATTGGCGGGCAGAGAGAACGACAGAGCGTTTTCATCGGGGGTTTCGAGACCGTTGAGTTTGAGGTCACCCACAAACAGGGCCTGAATCGGAATCGGGCCGAAGTTGTCTTTGCTGATTTCCTTACCCATAATCTGTCCGTCACCGTTGACGAAGTACACACCCATGTTCAGTTCGCACATGAGGGCTTTGAGGGCCTTGGCGATAGACTGAACAATCTGACGCAGGGTGAAGGTCATGTTGGTGGGGTTCGTACCAATCACCTTGGTAACACCACCGAGAGTGTCGTTGCCACCGCCATAGGTGATAGCGTCACCGCCATCGGCAGTGGGGGCTTCAACGTAGGGGGTGATAACGGCCTTTGTGCCATCGCTTGCGCTGAACAGGGGTGTCCAGGCGGCAAGGGTGGCGGCATTGGCCTTCGTCATGGAGTTCTTAGTTGTTCCCGAGGAGAAGATACGCTGAAAGATAATCTTCTGAATCTGACCGAAGTCTTGCGGGCAAGTTGCGTTGGGAACGGAGGGGATAGACGTACCCGCAGGGCACTGACATGCAGACATAATTCTTTGTGTTTTAAGTTGTTATGTATTGTTTTTCTGCTTTGTGGTGGGGCTAACCCTCTGCCTTCACACCGCAAATATACAAAAACTTGCACAAATAAAACAAATTTTTTGCAAATTTTTCACAAAATGTTTGGAAATGTCAAAAATTATTCCGACCTTTGTTTGCGAAAGGATTGCCTTGGTAGTGCTCGGTATTCCGAAGAAAGAGACATAATTAGCACCCATGCTACTCCCTCATATTTGGCTCTGAGCACTACCGCCCGAAAGGGTGAGAGCCAACAAGATTGCTCTGAAAGGTTTCCTTTTGGGGCTTTTTTGTTAGCCCAAAGACATAGATGCTATTTGACAGAGAGAGTTTCCACGGGTAGGCTCTATAATCCCAACCCAACTTCAAACCTTGCAATTTGCATCGGCATCAAAGAAGTGCAGGCACTGTGCCACTCACATCCTGCGACCTCAAACTAACCGATGGGGCAACCTACGAAAGGCTCAGAAATGAGTAGAGGGGGGCGTTAAGCCACTTGTTGTAACGAGGACAAGAGAACGACTTAACGGGGCAAAATTGTCAAATTCCATAGTTTTTAATGCTTTGGCTCGGGGTAGTTTGAGGGATTAAAAGGGCTCGTTATGCTCTGATATTGATTTTGATATGAAATTTCAACTCTACACGGATGGCGGTTACTCAATGTCGGGAGACTTTGGGGCTTTTGCTTACGTAATCCTCCAAGATGGTGTCCTACTTCACAAGTATGCGGAGAAGATAGAACACGAGACCAACAACAGGGCCGAAATTAAGGCAATTCTCTATGGTGTAAAGGCTCTCCCCAACAATAGCGAGGTGGAGGTGTTCTCAGATAGCCAATACGCCCTCGGTGTACTTTCGGGCAAATACAAGGCGAAAAAGAATCCCGATTTGGTGGAGAAGTACAAGATGATGGTTGTGGGCAAGAACATAAAGGCATCATACACGTGGGTTCGCGGGCACAACGGAAACGCTTGGAATGAGGTGTGCAACCAACTCTGCAACGAGGCCGCAGGCGCAGACCTCAACGTGAGAACGTTCTCCAAGGAAAGGCCAAGTCAGAGGTTGGAGGATATGGACTACAACGAACTGATAGACCTCTACAAGAGGGTTCGAGCGGAGTTGGAGCGGAGAAACAATGAAATCGAAACGCTAATCAAAGAAGATACGAACTATGAACACCGAAGAATCAATGAGAGCGAAGGTTAAAGCCTTCCTTAACGGCCTCACAAATGACGAGGCGCACCTCTTTTGGCGGTTTCTCCGCACCCGAATATGGACTGAGTGGGTAAACACCCGAGTT